GACGCACCTGGTAAGTGGTTTCCGTTCCGTCAATATATTTAATTGTTATGTTCTGTTGCATTGTTTGCTCCCGTTTCTAGTTTTTAGCTGAAGGTTTCTACTACTGCGCCCTTTGATACCTTGAATGTAAAGTCTACAGTCTGAGCATCTGTTCCAGCGCCTCCTGCTGTAGGAAATTCCGGCATGATTGGAAATACGAATTGAGCACCTGTGGCCGCAGTTAGTGTAACGCTGATGTCTGTGTCTGGAGCGGATTCTGCTGCTGCCCAGAGTGCCTCACATACTGAGTTAGCCTTACCCCAGTCAGCGAGCATTGATAGTGCAAAAGTACCCTCGATGTTGGTGGTCTTGTAAGCCTCACCGTCGAGTGTTTGGTAGGTCTCGCGAAGGTTGGTCTTTGTTAAAACTGCTGATGTTGCTTGTGCTTCGATATCTGTTCCACCTGTGAAAGATAGAGAAATATCGCGCCCTGTAATTACGACGGTTGCCATATTATTGTCCTTTAGTTTGTTTGTGTGTAGTAGGTGGATACTCTGATATCGGCAACCAAGCAATTGGATGGGCCGACTTGAGTTACCGTTGGTTTTTCAACCGATCCGATTGTGTACCCGACTGGGATAACTTTCAGAACGCTCATTACTAGTTGCTCGAGATTATCGAGTGACGCTGGGTTAGAGTTGTAAGCAACTGCAACCGAAATAACAAGATTGATCTTTGTGTGAAGTGTGGTTTTACCGATTGTCTCTAATTCGAGATAAGGTGAATCTGGGACGGTCACGACGAAAGGAACCATAGGAGCCTCTGGGACGTACGCGTACACATTTCCTGCTACGTTAGCAAAGGCTGTAGCTAGTGGCTGACGAATTGTGTCTAAGATTGTGTTAGGCATTATTGCACCATGGAATCGGTGTCGATGTAAGCACCTAGAAGCCCCGATACTCTGTTGAAAAGACTACGGCCTAAACGATAAGGCGAAACCTGAGTAAAGTCCACGCCCTCGATCTGCCCACCTGGAGCGATGCGAGATTGGAAGACCTCTACCGATACTGCCAAGACTGCTGATTCAACTGCTGGCACTCCAACATAGGTAGAAGCACCGGACAATGTAGCCAAGCCTGAAGGAATGACCTTGCGCTCGGTAATGTCGGCGTTTGTGATTGATACTGTAAAGAAACCATTGAAATCTCTGTAAACTCCATCGACGAATATGCGAGAGTTTGAATTGACGATAAAGGTATCCACGTCATAATTGCTAGATTCTAGAATGGTGAAAGTTCCGTTAAAAGGGGAGCCGCATCCGGTGATGACTACGCTCTGACCCTCTGCAAAGTTGTTCTCGCCCAACACTTGATAGGTGGCGATATTGTCTTCTAGTTCTACTGCTGAAATGGGTGATGCGTATTTGACTAGCATTGGCAAGATTACGGCCTCAGCTGTATCTATTACATCTGTTAAATATGCGTCACTATAAAGGGATGTAGAAACGCCAAGGATCGACCTTAGTTCTGCTACGGTGGCGATAGTTGCCATCTCTACATCCTCTCTAGTAAACGACTGGGGGAGCGATCGGGAGCAACCGCCCCCCCATGATTAGTTTGTGACTACGCGACCATGTAACGGTACGCCGCAGCGCCGAGTTTCGTGGCCACCGCTCCATAACCGTAATAACCGACCTGAACCTGACCTGTTGAGATGAGGTTTGTCTGTAGTGATAGACGTGGTGACTCGTACCATGTGTAACCCTCTGGGTTAATGATGATCATAGAGTTATCGCCTGTACCTGAAAGGTTGCGAGCGACACGGAGGTTAAGTCCGAGTAGGTTTCCGCGAACAGCTGTCGCTGTAAGTGATCCGCCAGCATTCTGTGGATTGATTGTCTGTGTGAAGATTGGACGGTTTGAAGAATCGACCAAGCCCATAAGGACGCCCCATTGATCTGGCGATACTGCGATGTTCTGCGCAAAGCCAAGAGTGTTTGAGTAGATAGATACTGCTGCATCCGCTACGAAATCAGCCGCTAGAGCGCCTGTGGTGAGTGTGCGGTTTCCGCCATCTGTTCCACCTGCGATGAGTGCTGAACCAACTGCTGCATCTGTAGCCTTTGCGTATGCGTATTCCATTTGGCGTACGAGTTCTGCAAAGAAAGCAGGTGATGAGCGATCTAGAAGCTCAAGTGAGAATGTCTGCTGTCCGATGTACTTCTTAACATCGACTGATACAAAAGCAGCGTTCTGGTCTGTATCTGATGGTGTTCCGCCTTCAGATGCTACTGCAACTGTTGGAGCAACTGTAATCTTAGGAATTTCAAAAGTCATTCCTGCATCTGGAAGAGTTCCAGAAGAGATTGAATCCACCAATGGGCGATCTGCGTTTGAGATGCCATTGATAACTTCTGTTAGCTGACGTGTTGGTACTAGACCAGCGTTGTCTGTTGTGTCTGCTGCTGCTGCAACGTACATCTTTGATGTCTCGTTACCAAGTGAAGCGCGGACTGAATGCTCGAGATAAGAAGCCTTATCAACGATAGGGTTACGAACTGTTGTCGAAATGTAAGGTGCAGTTGCAGCCTTAACTTCGACTCTTGCAGCCTCTACCGTTTCTGCGGCAGGAGCGACTTCTGGAACGGTAGTGTCTGGCACTTGTTCTCCTTCTGTGGTTGATGGTATTTCTTCCTGAGTTGGCTCAGAAACTTCGTTTTCTACTGCCGCTACTTTTGCGACCTCAGCGCCTGGAATCGCGCCATCTGTGACGAGACTGACCTCGATCAAGTTACTTGCACTGATGGCCATGACGCCATCTTTGTTATCCCACTCTTCAACATCCACCCCGACGCTAAAATCAGAACGAAGGCCAGTAGCGGCCTCTTCGAGTGCGTCGTTACCGGCGGTTGTCTTAGCGATCTTAAACTCTGCGATGATGCCTTGTTCGTCTTGTTCAAAGCTGACGAGCTTGCCTAAAGGTCTTGTTGTGTCGTGTTGAAGCACTAGTTTGGTGTTCTTGGACATCTTGATTGAATCTTTTTCGAACATTGTCCGACCTGCTGAGGTGTTGCCTTCAGCGTTCCAGGACACGATGCGTCCAGCGATGATGCGTGACTCTGCATCGGCAGCCGTGATGGCTACGGGCATTGTTATCTTCATTAACTGTTCTCCTTATTGTCGATCAGGTCTTCTTCTTCTTGAATCTGCTCGACGCTCATAGCACCGATACGGTTAAGAATTTCATAAACTTGTGCGCGTTGTAGTGCGTCTGTGCGTAGGAACTCATCAAGCGAGAAGCGGATCTCGCCAGTTGAAGCAATAAAGTCCGGCATTGATAAACGCTGCTCAATAGCTGTAAGAATTGGCTTCATAGAGAAATCAATTAGGCTACGACGCTCTGAAACTGAGTTTGAGTAGGTCATGCTGGTTGTTTCAGCACTTACGAAGTATGCAGGTAGGTTGCAAGCGCGAGCCAATTCCAGAGCGACATATTGACGAGCCTCATTGAGCTGTAGTTTGGCTGGATCGATGCCCAACGCTTGCAATTCAACGTCAGCATTAAGAAACGCTGTGGACTTGGTTAGTCGAGCATTACGCCATGATTCGAGAAGTTTAGAAATGCGCTCTGCTGGGAGATTAGTGCCGTTGGACTTAAGAACCTGTAAAGGTACTGGCTCTTTAGCAAAAGTTTCTGCCGCTTGCTCTAGCGCGTGAGCTGCGCGAATGGTGCGACCAGCGCGGTTAAGGATTCCTTCATCTAGTCCATAGAATACGACAAGCGATCCTACGCCTTGATTTGGAACGACTGATCCATCGACTTGGTAGCCAACAATTTCTGTCTGTAGATGATTAAGTTTAGGTGTTACGCGATCTGGAGCCACGCGAGTCCATGAACGGACGCGTCCGGTATCTCCGTACTGCTCGAGAACTTGGCCGTAACCAATTCCGTGAAATAGTAAGTCTTCTGCTAACCATGCGTAAATGGCGGAACCAGGAACGCGAGGATCTGGCTGATTAATTACTCCTGGAGTTGGAAGATGTGCGCCATTAAGTTTTGAATACTGCTCGAGTGGAAGCCCAGCGAGTGTGCTACAAATTATGTTGCGTGCGCGAGCAATTGTTGGAACGGCCATAGCCTGTTGGCGTGATGCGACCGATTGGGTAAATACAAAAGGATTAAATGAAGCGGTGTTATTAAACGGCGCTGGAGTAGAAGCCGCATCGACTGTAATTTCTACAGAAGGCTTTGATGTAAAGATATCCCGAATTCCCATTGGACATATTATACACGAACTGTCCAACTTTTAGACATTATCCTATTTGAATGTCTACTTCCGATTCTGCCCGTGTCGCAAAGTGAGTGACCATCGCAGCCGCTACCGCTCCGCAGACAATTCCCGAAGCCTTGCGTCCCATAACCCATCCGCCATCGCCCTTGTTAAGTTTTACGGCGCTTAGGACTTGTTTAGTAAGTTCTTCTTGATCTCCATGCTGAAGTCTCATCGAAGTCACGGCTGAAACGAACTCATCGCAACTCTGCTGATAATCCTGACCGCCAATTTCGTACATTGGGATTCCTGCTGGTTGTAATCGAGCTGCAACCGCCCCGGCGGTGGACTTGCTAAACGCGACTTGATTAACTGGGAATTTACGAACCCAGAACGCAATATCGTTGGCCATTTCCTTGTCGTCTAGGGCGACTGGATTGAACCAAGTGTGAAGCAACGTCACCATAAATTTATCTCCATCGATCCTCTGACCAGCGACGAGCGAACCGTGTTTTCTGTCTGGGCTAAGATCAATAGCCATCCAAGTATCTTTCTCAATGTCTAGGGCTGGCACTTCTGCCTTACATTTCTTCCATTCCGCTTCAGATATAACTGGATTAATCATCGAGACAAATTGGCATAAGACTTCTGTTCTAAATATGTCTTCTCGATCCGATAGTGCGTCCTTGATGTTGTCTTCGTGGACTGTGTGACCTAAAGATGGGTTGGATTGATACCAGGCTTCTTTGTCGGTGATCTCCGCGCCCGGTACTGCGCTCCACTCAAACCAACCAATCGAATCATCGGCTCCTTCACTAGCTGCTAACCCGCGTTCTCTAAACTTTAGCAATAGAACCGAATTGGCGTGTCCTGCGTTTGAATAAACATAAGATTGCGGATTAGGGTTAGACATCTGAGTAAATCGCATTGATGACCAGACATCTTCAGTATCGAACTCACGCAACTCATCAATATGGATTACATCAGGCGCGGCAATACCTCGAGCGGCAGAGTTACCAGCTCTGATTAGGTATCTTGCGCCATTCTTAAAGCGCATCTCCTGGGAACCCTTGCTTTCGTACTTCTTATCAAAGTTATCTAGCAGCAATTGACTATCCTCGATCATAAGCCCGACCTTGTAAAAGATTTCCGCAGCTGTGTTCAAAGTGTGTGCTGTAGCCAGGTGCATTTTTTCATCCAGTATGTAAATACCGAATAAGATCCTAAGCGCCATGAATGTAGATTTGCCCTGCTGGCGTGGAAGCATAATGCCAATTAAAGGGTGAGCCCAGCGACCATCTGGCTTGTAGCGTAAGCAATCTCTAGCCAGTTGTTCCTGCCAAGGTAGCAACGGGAATCCAATATCTTTACAGAACTGGATCATCTCATCGCCTCGAGTAGGCAAATCAAGCGGCTTGGAGCGGATTCTAGGCACTTG